CAGATCGGCGGTACTGTTACCACAGTCAAAAACGGATTGAATGAGATCCGGCAAGGCATTGTCTCCACCGTTCAAAAAGAATACGGCAGCGTCATGGACATGATGAAGGACACTTGGGAAGGCAACATCAAGACCATGGGCGGTATGTGGACGGAGTTCAAACGCCAGATCGCCGGTGACGCCGGAACGGGCGGACCGTTTGATATGGTCAAGATTGCTGTAATCAATATCCGAAAACGATGGGAAGCCTGGATGAAGGACCCTCTTTATCCGCAATTCATTAAGGGCGTCCAGGATGACATCAGTGATATTCTGCTGGGTGTTATGGATCTGGGGATTGGTTCGCTAAAAGCGTTGGGACAGATTGCTAATGTTGTGAGTCAGTACCAAGGACCAGCCGGTTATGGTTTGCTAGGCTGGGTTTTGTTTGGTCCCAAAGGGGCGGCGGTTGGAGCTTTCTTTGGTCTGCTGAAACAATCGCTTGGAGAGTCGTTGACGCGTGAGTTGGTTCGTGCGGATGTTGTGAAAGAAAATGAAAAAGAGCTTGCAGGATTGAAAACAGCCTGGGATAACGCAACACAAGCGTCGATTACCTATCAAAATGAACATGATAAAGGTTTTTTTAAGCCATACACCGCAGAAGAACAGAAAGAAATCGACCGTTTAGGCGCTGTTGTTGACGCCGCAATGCAGGCTTATGAAAAAAGAAGCAATGAGTTGGCTGCCAGTGTTAACGATGAGGTAGAACGTCGCATGGCAGGCATCAAGAAGGAAACAGAATCGGCTGGCGAAGCGTTTGCTCACTTATCCGAAAAGGGAGTCGAGGCGCTATCTCGTATACGCAGTGAAATGGTTGCGGCGCGTGGGAAGCAATCCAACGTAGCAAATCTTCCTTCTGGCAGTCCTGCAGAAGGTAAGGGTACTTCTTCTTCCGGCTCCTCGAAAACTTCCACTGCCAAAGAACGCTTGAAAGCAGTCCAGCAGATCATCCAGCGGATGCGCGACGAGGTGAAATACGCCGACGCCTCAGTGTCCGACTTCCTGCCCGTGCTTGATCAGATGCTGAGCCGTTATCCGCGTATGAGCGAGGAGTGGAAGGCGGTCAAGGATCTCCAGCTCGAAGGGCTGGAAGAGGTCAAGACCAAGGCGCAGGAATCTGCACAGCGCATCAAGGAGACGGAAGAATGGCGCTATCAGGTCGGTCTGGCGTCTGCCGACGAGTATTTCGAGCAGCTGAAAGCCCGCTATCAGGCGTCGGTGGACGCGCTGAACGGTTTCAAGGGCAAGCAGGACAGCAAGGAATATGATTCGCTGACAGAGGCCATGCGCCAGGATTACGCCACCCTTCAGGCTGCGGCTGACAGTGCTCTTGACCGTATCCGCGAGAAGATGGACCTCGGTACGATGTCCACAGCACAGGCTCAGGCGGAAGCGCAGAAGCTGATCGAGAGGATGAACAGCCTCGGCGTTCAGTCTCCCAAAGCACTGCAGCAGTTTGCCGACGGGACAGAGCAAGCCAGAGAGCGCATGAAGACGCTCCACGAACTGACCAAAGGCTGGCTTGAGGACTTCCAGAACGGCATCGTCGACGCGCTGGTGGAGTGCAAGAGTCTCGGCGACATGCTGACCAACCTTGGCAAGGAGATCGAGAAGATGGCGCTCAAGTGGATGCTCTTCGGAGACGGCAAGGGCTCCAGGGGGCTGCTCAGCGGGCTGTTCTCGTTCCTTCCGGGGATGCATTCCGGCGGCATTGTCGGATCCGACGCGCCGACGTTCATGCGGCGGATCCTCCCGAAGTTCCACACCGGCGGCGTGGTCCGCCCCGGCGAACAGCTTGCCCTGCTGAAGAACGGCGAGGGCGTGTTCACGCCCGGCCAGATGCAGGCCATCGGCGCCGGCATGGGCGGCGGCACGGGGGACATCAATATCAACATCAACGTCGACAATTCCGGCAACGGTGACATGAACGAAGAGCAGGCCACGACCCTCGGCAAGATGATCAAGGAAGTCGTCTCCGTCCAGGTCACCGAAAAGCTGTACGATTACAAGCGGCGCGGATTCTTCAAGGGCGCTGCGGCCTATTAGGAGGCGAGAAAATGTCATACCCTGTTTTTGCGCCTCCCGTCCGTCCGAAGACGACGTCCGCCTCGATCGAGATCAAGACGAAGAGCAACAGCTTTGGCGACGGCTATGAGCAGGCAGTCGCCGACGGACTGAACGCCGCACGTGAATCTTTGGAACTGTCGTGGCCGGTGCTGACGTTCGCGCAGGCTTCGGTGATCCACGAGTTTTTCAAGGCCCGTTACGGACAGCCGTTCACCTGGGCACAACCCGGGCAGGCGGCACAGACGTGGCGCTGCATCAAGTGGACGCGTCCGTTTGACCGCGGCGTCTGTTCGATGACCGCCGAGCTGACGGAGGTGTTCGCCTGATGCCCGTTAAACTCCTTTCAGAAACTTCTCAGAGTCTCAACCCCGGCGCGTTCATCTTCTTGTATACACTCGACTGTTCCTCCCTTGGCGGGCCGATCCTGCGCTGGGCTAATTGTTGTGAAGAAGATGGATCGCCCGTCAGTTTTGGCGGGCTGGAATATCCCCCCATGAACTTTGCGGCAGAGGGCTTCACATGGGAAGGTGACGTATTGCCGCGTCCGAAGATCACCACGTCTGTCGCCGATGATGATGGAGAACTTCCGCAACGTATGCTTGACCTGATTTTCGGCTATAAGGGCGGACAGGGCGCCGTATTGTACCGTATCCGTACACTTGATCGCTATCTCGACGGTCACGAAGACGGAGGCGAGAGCATTGCTTATCCCTCTGATGTATTCCTTGTTGATCGTATCAGCGTCAACAAAATGAACGCCGTCTGGGAGCTACTTGCGCCGCTCGACCTCCCGAATCTTAAACTACCGAGCCGACAAATTCTTCGCGATGCCTGCCCGTGGATATACCGACACTGGGACAGTGGGGCTCAGCGCTTTGTGTATGACACATCGGACATGGCCTGCCCGTATACCGGCGAGCGTTGTTACACTAAAACAGGCGAAACGACCGGGGAAAGTGGCGACGTGTGCGGGCACAGGCTGAGCGACTGCGTATTGAGATTCGGCGAGGGCAATCCCCTGTATTACGGAGGTTTTCCTGGCGTCGCCAGAACGAGGGCATAAACATGATCGACTTCAACAACGAAATACTGACAGAAAAAATCAGGCTGCACGCCGTCGCGGAATACCCGCGCGAATCGTGCGGCCTGATCCTTTCCAATGGAGAATATCTTCCGTGTGAGAACACGGCAGCCGACCCTGAACACGACTTCCGGATCGACATCAAAGAAATGACCAGAGACATCGCTGCCATCGTCCACAGTCACCCGGACGGCCCCGGCGAGCCGAGCGCTTCGGATATGCAGTCGCAGATCGCCTGCGGCGTGCCGTTTGGCATCTGTGTTTCATATTTGGATTATGCCGAACGGCCCTTCTTTTGGGGCGACGGCCTGCCCGTTACGCCTCTGCTTGGTCGCCAGTTTCGTCACGGCCCCAGCGGTACTGATGGGCGAGGTGACTGCTACGCCCTTGTACGCGACTGGTATCGGGAGGTTCGCGGTGTAACGCTGCCCGATTTTCCGCGCGACAATGACTGGTGGCGCAACGGCGAAGATTTATACACGGCGCATTTCGAGGAGGCCGGTTTTCGCCCTTTGTCCACGTCTGAACAGCCTGAACGGGGAGACGTTGCGTTAATCATCGTGCCACGGTCGAACGTTGTCAACCATGCGGCCATCTATATTGGGAATGACTTATTCTTGCACCATCTGTATAACCGTTTATCTGGCCGCGAGCCCGTTGGACGCTGGCAGCGGCATATTGTGAGGTGGATTCGCTATGATCCGGCGAGTGATTCTGCACGGCTCGTTACGGCATAAATTCGGCAAACATTACCGCCTTGACGTGGATACGCCGGGCGAGGTGATTCGCGCGCTTGGCGTCCAGTTGCCAGGATTCCTGACTGCAATCCGACACGGTGAGTTTCGCGTTCTGCGTGGCAATTATGCGCTTGACGACACGGAGCTGATGATGCACTTGGGCGCGGAGACCGATTTCCACCTTGTCCCCGTCGCCTGCGGCAGCAAGCGCAACGGGCTGTTGAAAGTCATTCTCGGCGTCGCGCTTATCGGTGTCGGCTTTGCCGTTGCCGGCGGCGCGGCAGCAGCCGGTTCGGCGGCAATGGCGGCCTTCGGCAAAAACATGATCATGTTCGGTGCGGGAATGCTGCTGAATGGGCTCGGGCAACTACTCAGTCCAACACCGTCAATCGATCCGTCGCACGAAAGCGCAGCGACAAAGCAGAGCTACACGTTCGGAGGCGCGGTCAACCTGACTGAAGAAGGAAATATCGTTCCGGTCGTCTACGGCACGATGTGGTGTGGCAGTGTCGTAATCAGCGCCGGCATGTATCCAGAGGAGGTGATCTGAGATGGATAATGAAAAAGACCTTGCAATTATCGGCTCGAAGGGCAAAGGCGGTGGAGGTAGTAGCTATCGCGCCCCTGTCGAAGAGCCCGATACCCTGCAATCCACTCAGATCGTCACCATCGTGGACGCCATAAGCGAGGGCCCGATCGAGGGCCTTGTGGACGGCGACAAGGGTATTGCCCTAAATTACACACCGCTGCGCACGCCAGATGGAACGCTGACCTATCAAAATGTCTCATGGGACAGTCGCCTTGGCACTCCCGATCAAGAAGCCTATACCGACATCGCTGGTGCGGAAGCCGAACGGACAGTCGGCGTCGAAGTGACAAATCTCTTCCCTAAAAAAATTGGCCCCGGTTCGGGCAGCGTCACGCGTACTCTGGACAATACTAATTGCACACACGTCCGCATCACGCTCATGGTTCAAGGATTGTACGAACAGAAGACAAATCAGGAAAACGCTGGCGATGTTGTCGCGGCAACTGTTGGGTACAGTATCCAAATCACAAACAAAAATGGAGCAGTGATCGCCGGCACGAGCGAAAGTAAAACTGACAAGACCACATCAAGTGCGCAGTGGTGCTTAAAGTTCGCACTTGATCGAAACGGCCCGTGGAATATTACCGTTACGAAGACGACAGAAGACAGCGATAAGAGCGCGCTCAAAAATGATCTGTACTGGAGCAGTTACACTGAGATTATCGGTTATCCGCTTGTCTATCCGCACACGGCGACAGTGTTGCTACGCGGCTCTGCGGAGACATTCGGCGGCTCCGTGCCGTCGCGCGCTTATCATGTGAAGGGCCTAAAAATCCAGGTGCCGTCAAACTACAATCCCGAGACACGCGACTATTCTGGTATCTGGGACGGCAGTTTTAAACTGGCGTGGACCGACAACCCGGCGTGGATCCTTCGCGACCTCATCCAGAGCAACCGCTACGGCCTGCGCAAGTTCTTCCCGCCGGCACGGCAGGGACAGGACCTGATCGACCCGTGGACGCTGTACCAGCTCGCGCAGTATTGCGATCAGTTGGTGCCAGACGGAGAAAACGGTTCCGAGCCGCGTTATACCTTTAACGCGCAGATCATGGGGAGTGGCGAAGCGCGTGAGGTCATTCAGTCGATCGCCAGCGTCTTTCATGGCATGACCTACTGGAGCAGCGGCATGATTTTCGCTCGTGCCGACATGCCGACCGATCCGGTAAAACTCATTTCGCACGCCAATGTCATCAAGGGACTTTTGACTTACAGCACCGGCAGCGCACAGGAACGTCACAGCGTCGCACTCGTCACGTGGTACGATCCTGACGATTACGGGCGCGCCCGCGTGGAACCTGTTTACGATTGGGACGCGTACACTCGTTACGGATACAGACCTGTGCAGGTGACTGCCTACGGTTGCACATCGAGAGGGCAGGCATACCGTCAGGGGCTTTGGACGTTACTCACCGAAGATGAACAGTGGCAATGCACGGTCGAAGTCGGTCTGGATTGTTACGACCTGCTGCCCGGTGATTTTGTGAAGGTCGCTGATCCGACGGCCATGGGCGTGCGCTACACGGGAAGAATCAAGAGCGTCAGCGGCAAAACGGTTGTGCTCGACGCCCCGGTCACACTGGCGCAGAACGAGACGTATGAACTGGGCATCGTTATGCCCGACGGCATGGAGGAAAAACGGACAGTCGTCACGAGAGGCACGACGGACACCTTGACCGTTAGCACGGCATACAGTCACACGCCAGTCGAATCGGCTCTCTGGGTTATTTCTGGAACCGACGCCGCTCCTCGCCTGTTCGCTGTGCGGTCGATCACCGAAAAAAGCGGCGACAGCGCAGCGCTGGAGCTCTCACTGCGTGAAGTCCATCTGTCTAAATATGCGCAGCTCGAAGGCAGTCTTGTGCTCCCGGAAACGCCGGGGCGAATCACAAAAAGCTCGCTTGCTTTGCCAAGCGGCCTGAACGTTACGGAGACGACATACACGAGCAACGGCCTTCCGATTCAACGTCTCACGTTTTCGTGGGCGGCCACCGGCGACCCGGAAGCGTCTCAGTACGAACCGCAATACAAAGCGCCCAACGGACAGTGGACGAACTTTCAGGCACAGAGAAGTTTTTCGATCGAAGTGCCTGTGGCCGCACCGGGGAACTATTTGTTCCGCGTCCGTTCCGTTGCTACAGACGGGCGTGTGTCGAATTGGGCGGAAATTACATTTACAGCTATTGGGACAAGTCTGATACCGACGGCACCAACTAATTTCACTGCTACAGGTGGTTTTCGATCAGTAGAATTATCATGGACAATGCCCAATGACGCAGTTATAGGATATTTTGAGATTTACCAGTTACAAGTACCACCAAACCCGGAAGAAGATATTGTAGAAAATGCTACGCTAATAGCTAAAATCTATGCTTCTGGCTTTAACACCGCTGCTAATCTGGATTGTAGCGCTTTATATCACTACTGGATAAGATCGGTAAGTGTGAATGGTAATATGTTCAGTGAGTTTGTTGGTCCAGCGTCAGCTATGACGGACGCGTTACAACCTCCTGATATACCTGAAGGACTTATTCAAAGGCCCCACTTAGATGAAGTATTAAATCAGAATATTGATGTCAGTAATATATTGATAGACTTTAATGCTGAGAATACAGTATTAAACGCAGTGGATAATTTCAATGAGCGAATCGAGAATGATTCCGGTTTTGCTGAGGTATCGCAGAAAATCAAAACGGAAATTGATAATGTGAACGGCGCTGTCGCGATTATGCAGACGCGTTTACAGAGCAATATTGATTCCGCCAATGCTCTCATACAGGAAGATCGGCAAACCATAGCCAAAAATGACTACGCTATGAGTAAAAGGGTGGATACACTAGCGTCGTCTGTGGGTGGAAATACTGCTGCTATCCAGTCTACTTCTTCTGCATTAGCTACTTTGAATGGTGAGTGTGAGGCACAATATACATTAAGAACGGATGTTAATGGTAGAATTTCTGGTTTTGGCTTATGGAATAGTGGAACTGCTTCAGAATTTACGATCAGAGCGGATAAGTTTTACATCTGCCCTAGTTCAGCCGGTAGTGGTACACAGGTGTTTGCTATTGACAGCACTACCGGCAATGTTCTAATAAATGGCAGCCTGTTCGTAAATAGCGCGAACAAAGCGGGGAGTGGCTGGATCGTTGGAGATATGATTTCAGCTAGTAGTGTTATCACTCTTAATAATGGTAGTATTGTTATAGATGGTACTAATGGAACAATTAAAGTATTAGACCCTAATAATCAAACTAGTGGAACTTATACACTAATATCAGATGGTTGGGTAAATCAATATGTTAATGGTAATTTAGCTAGATCATTAACAGGTGTAGAAACAGGACAATGCACTAACGGCAGTTGGACAACTCTTAGTGGTAGATATGTCAATAAACCTAATATAATTGTATCACCAAAATCTCTAAGGTCGTTTAATGCTGCTACATCGACTTCTAATCAGAGTTTAAATTGTAGTGTGAAATATATAGAATCTTTGGGTAATAATCGATGGAGATTCCAACCTGCGGCTACTTTAAATTCATCCAGCAACCAAGATTTTATAACATGCCCCAATAAAGAAACTACTGGAGAATATCCATTAGCCCAGGGATTAAGAGCAGGTTCGCCGCATCAATCAAAAACCCTTACTACAAATACAGTAACAACAGGAGCTAATTGCACAGCAATTATAATGACTGCGACAATGAAAGCGTTTTGTATTTGGGATTTATACAACGGTAAGGGCAAATTTGAAGATACTAGTGTTAAATTCAGGATAAAATATAAACTCACTAGCGCTAGTAGTTGGTCTTATAGTTCATGGAGCACTGCAAAAACCCTAGATCAATATAATTCATACACTACCACACTAACACAGGCGGTAGCATCCGGTAATTATGATGTAGCT